CTTGGACAAATCCTTGATCGAGGTGGAGAGCACCTGGCGCAGGCTATCGATCTTGCGCATGGATCAATCCCACAGGCTGACGGTTTCGAGGGTCTGCGCAGCGGCCGATAACGATGCCTCGGGCAGGGTGATGACGGTGCCAGCGGGCAGGCGGGGGCCGCGCGCGGCGAGGCCGGGGTTTAGATCGAGCACCTGCTCGACCACGGTGCGGGTGTAGCCCAACACGCGCCAGCAGACTTCGTCGACGGTTTCGCCTTGGAGGGTTGTGGCTGTGCGGGCCATGTCAATATGCGCTGAAAAAGCGGCCCGCTGCGCCGCATTTCCGGCGCAATACCAGCCACACGCGCCAGCCCCGACGTTCAGTGGCGGCCGGTTTGTTCACCCGGATGATTTCGAGGCCAATCACGGGGCAACTGCGTGCTTTGAGAGGGCGAGAGCAGATGACCTTGCCGTTTTCGCAATTGCTCCACCGGCATTTGATGCAGGGGGTGGGATGTTCGCGGGTCGCCATCAAATCAGCCTCACGCGGTTTCGGCCTACCGGCTCGGCGCCGATCGAGCGGAGATCGGCGACAGCACCCAGCGCAATGCGGCGGGCCTCATCAGCCGAGGTGTCCTTTTCGATGGCGCGATCGAGGCCCTGATCGGTGGCGCTGATGTCGCGATAGGCCGCGTAGAGATCCGCCGCGGCGAAATAGGTGACGATCCGCTCCCACAGCTTCACCGCCATGTTGTCGCCGTTGAGCGTTTCGGTGGTCACGTCTTCCAGTTTCGCCACCCCGGCGGTGGCCTTGGCGGTGCGCCAGGCGGCCAACTCGCGGAAAGCGTGCAGCATCGCCCCTTCGATCGCCATGGTGAGGCGTTCGGTGCTGATCGTGCCATCGCCCAGGCGAACGGAATCGCGCACGGTGGAGAGCTTGACCGGCGGGAACCAGCCATCGGCCACAACCTGGGCGTCATCGGGATCCCAGGGGGCGGCAGGGACTGCAATGACGCCGGTAGACATGGGACGGTTCCTTGAAGGTTTTGGGGGGTGGGGATGGTTGGCTGGGCGTCACCGCAAAGCGGCTGCACAACCCGCCATCCGCCCCCCAGCGCCGTGGGCGATTGGTGGATCAGGTGGTGGTGGAAGCGGCCTGGGCGGCCAACGCTTTCTTCTGGCGCGCGAGTTGATCGAGGTCCTTCTTCACGCCGATCTTGCCATCGAGGACGAGGGCGCGGGATAGCATGGCAAGCGCCGCCTCGATGTAGGCCGCCTTGCCTCCCGCCGGCGCATTGTCAGCGGCGGGATCGAAATTATCCGCCTTGCGCGCGAAGCTGCGGCCAATGGCCTTGTAGAGCTTGGCCGAGACCTGATCGGGCATGTCCGCACCGTTCACCAGCTCGAGCGTGCGCAGCAGGCTTTCATGCGGCACCGCTTCGGCCTGGGCGAGGGAAATCTCTGCGATCTGCTCGGCGACGGTGCAGGCCACCGTGCGGGTGAAGCCAGGGATGACAAGGTGGAAGCGGATCGCATGCTCGGCCAGTGCGAGGGCATAGTCGAAATCGCGATAGTCGATGGCCCAGATCATATTGGTGACCAGGATTTCGTCCTGGGCCGCTTTCCCCTGGTCGCCGGCCTCGAGAACGCCGTCGATCCACGCAGCGAAAGCGCCCGCGAATTCCTTCTTCTTGGGGATGCGCGCCTCGTGGCTGGCGATGTCTTTCAGCGCGCGCAGGTTATCGTGGAGCAGCACGCGCAGGGCGGCGTATTCCTTGCCTTCAGCCGTGCTGGTGTCCGGTTCGGCCGGCGCCGCGCTTTCGGTCGACGGGGCGGCGCCGGCGCGGATGGCCTGCACCCGCTGCTTGTGGCGGCGAAAAGGGCTGCTCATGGGGCTTGGTCCTGTTGCGGGTGGTCCGCAGGGGCGCGTGGCCTCCCCTGCGGTGCGCTGGCTCCGGGGTGCCGCCGGCCACGGCAGGTCCCCCTTCGACGCCCTCGGTATTACGGGCGGTCGCCGAACGTGATGTTCTCGGCCATGACGGCGTGATCGGTGCTCTCGATCACGTAGCCTTCGTTGACCGAGTTGTAGTCGACCAGCGATGCCATGTTTTCCGGCTCGTCCTTGATGTAGCGGCGGCGCGAACCTTCCTGATAGTAGAGCGAAAGGTTGCTGCTGTCGGGCACGCTGGGCTGGCCGAGCGGCGTGATCATCATCGTGCCTTCGGGGAAGAACGGGACGATCACGGCGGGGCGCCCGCCAATCTGCTTAGCCGACATGACGATATCCGTGGTGACCTGGTCGCTGGTGGATTTGCCACCGTCGATGGTGTCGGCCAGCGGGCGGTTGATCATCGGGAAGTACTTCTCGTCGACCAGATCCTGCGACACGATCACGACGTGGTCGGTCGAGGTTCGCGCCCAGCTCGGCATGCCGGCGATCAGGTCATAGGCCAGGGCATCGATGTTCTTGTAGTCGCCATCGGCCGTATTGCTGTCCTTGCCGATGTAGATCGGCTTGGCCGCGCCGGTGGCGGTGGTGACGCCACCGGCCGTGACCGTATTGCGGCCCATGACGTGGTCGGGACGTTCGAGGCGCAGCTTCTGCAGCCAACCGATGTTGACGTCTTCGCCCAAGGGATTTTCGTCGGCATCAGTATCATCGGCCGCCGTGGTGCCGTGCCAGCCCACCATGATGCGCGAGAGCGCAACCGAGATGGCGACTTGGCGCGAATAGCGCGTGGCGAAGTCGGGGAAACGCGACCAATTGTCGATCAGCTCCCAGGGCAACCAAGTGTCGAACAGGGTGCTGTGCAGCTCCCACTTCCGGTCTTGCAGCTGGCCGGCATACTTGGGCTGGCGCGGCAGGTTGGGGCGGCTGCGGCGCGAGGCCACCATGTTGGCAGTGCCCAGGCCGATGACCTGGCCCTTGAGATCGCGCACGCCGGGCACGTTGATGCGCTGCAGGAAGCCGACGTTTTCGCGCTGGAGATCCTCGAGCCGCTGCTCGGATGCTGGTTCGAGCGAAAACTGCTTGCCCACGCCGCGCGTGGCGCCGTTGCGCTGCTGGATAGCGGTGAAGAGACCGTCGAGCGCCCGGCGGCCGCGATCGGAGAGTTGATAACCCATGTGTTTCAGGTCCTGTGGTGACGGGGTGCGGGGCGGGCGGGTGACGGCTTAGAAGATCTCGGCGTAGCTCGCGGCGCCACCATCGGAGCGAGAGCGCCCGCGATAGTCGTGCGCCGGGGTCTTTTCCTGGGTGGTCTTCAGCTTCTGCATCTCGACCGCGAGGGCATCGGCATCGGCGCGGAACTCGTTGCGCAGATCGACGACGGCCTTGGAGAAGCTGGTGCCGAGTTCCTCGAACAGCGGGCGCAGCTGGGCGAAGTCCATCGCGGCGGGCTGGGCGGGATCGAGTTGGGGCGCGGGTTCAGTCTTGGTGGTGGGCGTGAACTTGGACGCGACGCGATCCAGCGCGGCCGTGAACGCAGCAATCAGGCCCGTTCCGGTCGCCTCGTCATCATCGGGGAATTCCAGCGGCTCGGGCGTTTCGCCCGCCACGGTGAGCACGCCTGGCAGCGATCGGTTGAACTCCAGGCGCTGGGTGGCGATCGACGCGGGGCTGTCGGTGAGTGCGCAGCCCATGAGATAGGCGAAGCCCTTGCCGGCGAAGTTCGGCTCGATCTCGATCGAGGGATAGACCTTCTGACCAGCATCATTGAGCTTCTTGGCGTCCTCGTTGACGTCGAACACGCCAAACAGTGCCGTGCGCGTTTCCTTCTTGCCGTTGAAATTGACGTCGGTCTTGCCGATCGACAGCTCGACCACGTCGCCATAGGCGCGAAAGGGGCTTTCCCCCGTGACGCCCCGAATATGTTCGATGTTGAGCCGCGCACCGTAGGTTTTCGGGTCATAGCTCGAGGCGATCTCCTGCAGCATCGCGTCATCGATGGTGCGGCCATCGACAGTCGAGCCGGCGGTGGCGAGCAGGAAGGGCTTGGTCTTCATCGGGTGCTCCTGGCGTCCTGTTGGCTGGGCCGGCTGCGGCGACCCGTGTGCTGTTGCCCTTGAGCCAGCCCGGCGCGACATCGGCAACGCGGGCGCGCGGTAGAGGCGGGCTCTACCCAGCCAGCATGGCGACAGGCGGCCCATTTCGGGGTGCATGGCTTTGGCCATGCATCCGACCAGCCCCCCCGACGCGGACGACGACGCCCCGGCGATCAGCCGGCAGGTGGCCCGCGCCCAGCGCAGGCAGGCGCGTTCGCTCCATCATCGCGGGTGGCAGTTGACGCAGATCGCGGTCGAGCTGGGCGTGAAATATGGCACGCTCGCGGCGTGGAAGAGCCGCGATGCTTGGGACGAGGATGCGCCGATCGCGGTGGTCGAGGACCGGCTCGAGGCGAAGATTGCCACACTGCTCGACAAAGACCCGTTCACCGAAGGCGACATGAAGCGCGTGGACTTCATGATGCGCCAGATGGAGCGCGCTGCGCGCATCCGCAAATTCGACAAGACGGGGCGCGAGGGCGATCTCAACCCCAAGATCGAGAAGCGCAACAACGAGGAGGCCAAGGCCAAGCGCGCGGACAAGCGCAAGAATTTCCTGTCGCGCGAGCAGTGGCAGGCGCTGCTGGACGATTTCCACGAGCGCAACTTCACCTATCAGGAAACGTGGTGGGAACACCGCGACGACCGCACGCGCAAGATCCTGAAGAGCCGCCAGATCGGCGCAACCTGGTATTTTGCGCGCGAGGCCCTGGCCAAGATTGCCGAAGCGGTGCTGGCCGGGGAACAGCCGCGCAACCAGATCTTCCTTTCGGCCAGCCAACGCCAGGCCAACAAGTTCCGCCGCGAAATCGTGGGCTGGGTCAAGCGCGTCACCGGGGTGGAACTGACCGGCAACCCGATTATGCTGGATTTTGCGGGTCTGACCGAGGACGGGCCGGCGCTCGACGGCGTGGGCCTCTATCCCCTGTCGACGAACAGCAATACGGCCCAGGGTGAGAGCGGCGACTTCTATTTCGACGAATTCTTCTGGGTCCATGGCTTTGCGCAGCTGCGCAAGGTCGCGGCGGCCATGGCCACCCACACCATCTACAAGCGCACCTATTTTTCCACGCCATCGACCAAAACGCACGAGGCCTATGCGTTCTGGTATGGCGAGGAGTGGAACAAGGGCCGCCGCCGCGAGCAGCAACAGGCGTTTGACGTTTCCAAGCGGAACTTGCGTCGGGGCGCCTATATGCCCGACGGCAGCTGGCAGCAGATTGTCACGCTTGACGACGCTATCGCGGGCGGCGCCGGTGCGCTGATCGACAAGGAAGAGCTGCGCCAGGAATCGAGCGACGAGGAATTCAGCAACCTCTACGATTGCGAATTCATCGATGACAGCGAAAGCAGCTTCCCCTTTGCGCGCATCGCGCCAGCGCGGGTGGACAGCTTCTATCGCTGGCGGGATTTCAAGCCGGCCCTGATCGAGATCGCGGGCGCGCGGCCCTTTGGCGAAAAGCCGGTGTGGCTGGGATACGACCCGAACAAGCAGGGCCGCGATGATGCCGCGCTGGCCGTGGTAGCGCCGCCAGAAACGCCCGGTGGCAAGTTTCGCGTGCTCGAGAAGATCCGGCTCAATGGTCGGGACTTTGCCGGCCAGGCCGACGCCATCTGCGCGGTCTGCCGGCGCTACAACGTCGCCGATATCTCGATCGACACGACCGGGCACGGCCTGGCGGTGTGGGAACTGGTGAGCAAGTGGTTCCCGCTCGCGCGCAAGATCGAATATTCGGTGGCCAGCAAAACCGCCTTGGTCATCAAGGGGCAGAACGTGTTCCGTGCCGGCCGCATCGAATTCGACGCGGAATGGACCGACGTGATGCAGGCCTTCATGGCCATCCGCCCGACGCTGACCGGGAGCCAGCGCGGCGTGACCTATACCGCGCGGCGCAATGGCGAGATCGGGCACGCCGATATCGCCTGGGCCATCCTCCACGCCCTTTCCAACGAACCGCTCGACGCGGGCGCCGAGATCCAGGCGCCGGCCGGGCGTGTGCGCTTCCTCAATTGACAGGACCGATGATGACTGAAACCAGCTCGACCGCCCTGGCCCAGGCCCTGGCCGATCAGCCCGAGGAACAGGCCAGCCACGCGCCTGCCAAGGTTTTCCGCTTCGGCGAGCCGGAAAGCGTGCTCGATCGCCGCGAATTGGCCCAGTATTTCGAGATTTGGCACAACGGGCGCTGGTACGAGCCGCCGCTGCCCATGGCGCGGCTGTCGCAGACGTTCAACGTCTCGCCTTATCACCGCAGCGCGATCGGCCTGAAGGTCAATCTGCTTGTGGCGCAACAGACGCCTTCGCGCTGGCTGGCGGCCGACGTGTTCGAGCGCTGGGCGCTGGATTTCCTGCAGATGGGCAATGCCTATCTCGAGAGCGTGCCGAACCTGGGCGGGCGCATCGCCGCGCTGGCGCACAGCCCGGCAATTCATACGCGCGCCGGGATCGATCCCAACGTGTTTTGGTGGACGAACTGCGCGCGGGGTGATGAGCATGCCTATGCGCCCGGCACCATTTTTCAGCTGCAACAGCCGGACGTTGCACAGGAAATCTATGGTCTGCCGGAATGGCTGTCGGCGCTGCAGAGCGGGCTGCTCTCGGAAAATGCCACGCTGTTCCGCCGCCGCTATTACCTCAACGGCGCGCATGCGGGGTTCGTTTTCTATGTCAGCGAGCCGCTGGCCGATCAGGCCACCGTCGACGCCATCGAAGAGCAGCTGGGCAGTTCCAAGGGCGTGGGCAACTTCAAGAACATGCTGGTCTACATCCCCAAGGGGAAGAAGGACGGCATCCAGATCATGCCGATTGCGGACGTGACCGCGAAAGACGAGTTTTCGGCGGTCAAGAACATCAGCCGGGACGACATGCTGGCAGCGCATCGCACCCCGCCGATCCTGATTGGCGTGATCCCTCAAGCGGCCGGTGGGCTGGGCAATGTGAGCCAGACCCGCGATGCCTTCTTCGAGACGGAAATCGTGCCGATCATGCGGCGCATGCTTCGGCTCAACGACTGGACCGGCCTGCCGGTGCTCGCGTTCCGCGATTACGTGTGCAGTGATGGCAGCGTGATCAAGCAAGACGGCACCCGCGTGGCGGCCGGCGCGCGATAGGATTTCCGCCCGCCGGCAGAGGCGGGGGAAGTGGGCGTTGCACCGCCCCATTCCGACGACCGCAGATCGTCATGTCCCCAGACAGGCCCACCCGAGGCCATCCCGCCTGCCGACTCGGCGGTGAGAACATATAAGGAACATTTGCGATGTTGTCGAACG